AACTACTACTGCGACACCCAAGGCAATCTTAAAAGACTTGAAGGACAATGGACACATTTTCTTTCAGAGAACCGACCCAAAATGTCGGTATGGTAAGTTGGGAACAATCGCCAACAACAAGGGATACATCTCAGTGGGTAGGTGTGGGCAGTCAGGTAAATTCACTAGACTAGCATCTTAAATTAAACACTAGCTCCACCCGATGTGGGTGGGGCAACACTAGTAAAACATTATTTATATAAGGAGAAAAATATGCCATTAGATTTTACAAATTACAATAAGGGTACTAAACTTGAGATACCTGAGAACTTAGATTTTAACATTGAGCTTGAGCCAACTAGAATGAATGGCAAGTTCTACGTCATAAACGATGCCACAGAGGAAGTGTTAGGTATCGTTGGCAACAACTACAACACTTTGGCATCACACAAGCCCATGCTCACAACTGTCTGGGATACGATGTGTGAGGAGTTAACTGAAGATGACTTGGAGGGTGCAAACATTAAATTTAGGTCAGCTAGGAATAATGCATTTGCCATGATGGACATCACACTGCCAAACGTAACGTCTTACATAAACACTGACAAGCACGAGACAAAAATGTTTCAGAGATTTGTGGCCTTACATGGTGTGGATGGGATGTGTTCCAATCAGGTGTTTCATGGGCTGATAGATGACTTCTGCACAAATGGGATGGTAACTGGTGAGCATGACCACATCCGAAGGAAGAACACTACTAATTTCACACTGGCTGAATTTCAGAGGGAATTGCGTCAGTCTCGCAATGCCTTTGATGAGAGTGTGGGTAGGATACAGAAGATGGCTGACACTAGCACTGTGGGTGTAGATGTTAAGGCACTGCTAGAGAAGGTCATTAAGTCTGATAGGAAGGCTGAGAAGATGTACAACTTGTACAACTCTGAGACTACTACCAGAGGTAGAAATGTATTCAGCTTGATGTCAGCATTCACTAACTATTCCACTTACGCAGACGATAGGAATGGGTTCAACTTACGCAACACTGGCAATGACACAAACGTAGTGTCCATGTTTGCCAGAGAGCATGAGGTGTCCAAGTGGATGTCAGCACCAGAATTTAAAGAGTTGATGGTAGCCTAATGATAGCTGAGGCAATCATCTGCATGGCACTCAATGTGTACCACGAGGCTCGTAATCAGAGCCTTGTGGGGCAGATAGCAGTGGCACAAGTGACAGTGAATAGGGTGAATGACAGTAGGTATCCTGACACAGTGTGTGGAGTAGTTAAACAGAGCATTACTTACAGTAGTGGTGATCCAGTTAAGAACAAATGCCAATTTTCTTGGTACTGTGATGGCAAGAGTGACAAGCCTAAAGATGAGGATAGCTACTATACTGCTTTACACATAGCTAGGAAAATGCTAGAAGGTAACTTAATAGATTTCACTGAGGGAGCTACACACTACCACGCAACATATTTAAGACCTGACTGGGCAGAAACAAAGACTTATATAACACAAATAGATGACCACATATTTTATAGATGGGAGAAGTAACATGGAAATAGAGATGAAGGAAACACAGATAGAGAACACATTCACTATCAAGCTGACTAAGACTATGCTAAACAAGTCTACTATAGACGCATCCAAAGTCGTAAAAGATTGGTACTTTTATGCCTTAGAAGGTAACTTTGGGGATATGCTACGGATGGAACATGATGAGCATGACGCAGAGTTTGTCTTTGGTGTTCCTACCAAGATAAAGTTTTACAGAACTGCAGGTAGAGGTGACAATAGGTTCTGGATTAAGGACTTACGTAAGTATGCTGACGAAGGTGACTACCTGACTGTAGAGGAAGCCTATGTAGGTAGCATGGGTGGACAAGGTGGAGTTAAGACCATCATTATAAATGTAAATGAACCAGAAGTAGTAGAAAAAGGAGAATAGATATGACAAACAAACAAGCAGAAACAGTAGTGTCTTTCACAGTAAGTCAGAGATATGATTTCTTAGAACTTATAAATGCTATGAAAGATTTAGACAATCAAGTATCTGAAGGTGTACCACTGGAGTACAACACCATAGAAAAGATTAGGCATAGTTCTTGGATACTCAGTAAAGTTTTTAACTTTGCACAACCTAGGTGCGAACATGGTCACACGAATCACTATAGTGACTACATATTTAGTGAAGATGTACCTAAAGAAAAGAAAGATAAGGTGAACTAATAATGAACTGTTGGCACTGTCAAACTGAACTAATCTGGGGAGGCGACCATGACTGTGAGGATAGTGTAGAGTGGCTTATAGTTAGCAACCTACACTGCCCTAATTGTCATAGTCATGTAGATGTATACTTCCCTAGAGATGAAGAAGATGAAAGGGATTGGATAGATGAGTAAGTACGCAGTAATGATTGTACCATTTGAAGAAGATGGCTCTGAGTATGTAAGGAATGGGTGTGGTGCTATGTGGACTAACGACACACCATTAAAACTCTTTGACACAAAGGAGGAAGCACAAGTGGAAGCTGACAAGTGGAACACAGGAGAGGTGGTGGAACATGAGCTATTGGAATAACAAAGACCCTAATGATTTTACTATGCTAGTCTTAGTGGTAATATTTATAGGGATGATAATATGGATGCAGTATGGCGGATAATAATGGGAGGAATAATATGGCAAAGAAGAAAAAAGAAGACGAACCACACATAGACCTAGCAAAGAGGAGGATTATAGCTGACCTACGTTACGTAGATGAGTGGAAGGCTAACATGATAACTACAATTATGAGTGCAGACACAGAGGAGGAAGCACATGAAGGACTACAAAAAAGAGATACTAAAAATGAAGGAGATGTTTAAGATCATGCCTTTAACTGTAATATGTGTTGACCAAGCTGAGAAGGATGCTTATATAAGGCAAGTTAGGAAGATGCGTAATGTAAAGAACTTTGAGTTTATAACTAGGGAGGAGAATGATGAACGCAAAAGAAAGCTCAATGCTAAAATTGAAGCTGAGACAAGAGCTAGGCTCAAGAGTATTAGACCAGAAGTTGAATAAACACTATGATGCTCAACTGCCTAGCTATACTTTAACGTATAATGGCACAATATACTTTGGAAATACTAAAGATGAGGTAGTTGATAAAGTGTTGGCAGAAATGCGTGACCGATTTTTAGGGGGTAAGAATGGCTAAATTTAATAAATATATATTTAAAGTTTGTATAGCTATATCTATATTGTTTAATGTGATACTATTAGGTAGTTTAAATCAAACTTTCTCTGCTCGTAATTATATTTGGAAGAAAAAATCAAAAAGGAACTTTGTTTATATAATAGATTTAATTTTAGGTAAGGATCACTGTATGGACAGTTGGATAAAGTGGACAATAATGAAAGGAAAATTAGAGAGCTATGACCAGACTACCAAGATATACACAGAAAAGATTACTCGCAAGTGGGATTACTAGTTATAGATTTAATCCTCCCCAGTATCTAATTGATAGGGGTATAACTGAGAGAGTAGAATTAGGTGATGACACTGCTTACGTAAGAAAACAAGCAAGCGTCTTAAATAAACAATTAGATGAGGAACGTAAAAAATTAGCTGATCTGAGTGAGGTGCGACAAAACAGCACAGTCAATGATTTAGTTGTTGCATATAAAAAGTCTAATGATTTCAATATGTTAAGAGAAACATCTAAGGCAGAGTACACCTACTTGTTAGGTGTCTTATGTAAACAATTAGGAAACAAGAAGATGGGGAGCTTGACTAGTAAGGAGGCGAAGAGAGTTTATGAGGATTGGGTATCTAGGGGAATACACTTTGCTAACCATGTATGTTCGTGTGCATCTAAAGTGTTTAATTATGCAATAGATATGGAGTACACTACCTTTAATCCATTTAGGACAGTGAAGAGGAAGATACCACCCAAGAGGAAGGTGGTATGGACAAGGGAAAATGTTATAGATTTCTTAGACTACTGCTACAGTAAGTTTGAGTATAGGAACATTGGATTGATAGTGAATATGGCTTATGATTGGTGTCAGAGGATAGGTGACATGAGGTGTTTAGAGTGGGAGTCTATTGACTTAAATAAGCAGTTACTATCTCTGGAACAGTCAAAACGTAGGGCGAGGGTGTTTTTACCAATATCTGATGAGTTAGCGAATATGCTTCATCAACAGTCAAAAGACTTTGGCTTCCAGAGGTACGTTGCTCCTGCAATTAAGCCTTCAGGGGGTGAATTTAAGCCATACAATAGATTTTACTTATCTAGGCTAGGTAGAAAGATAATAAAAGAGTTGGGTTTACCCAGTGAGTTACAGCTAATGGATTTGAGGAGAACAGGAGTAACTGAGATGGTGGAATCAGGTGTAGATGTAACACAAATTATGTCTGTGACAGGACACGCAAGTGTGACATCTGTGCAACCATACATAAAAAATACGTATAGAAGTGCAAATAATGCCTTGACACGCAGAAATGACTACCTTAATAATTAAAAAAACATTGAAAGTGATAATATGATAAATGCCTTAAATAACATTATAAGTGATACAGACATATGTGATGGAGAAACAAAGAGAATGACTTGCCCTATGTGTAAGTCCTACGGAAAAACTTTTACTATCACTAATAATGTAGGTAGGCTAGTTTGGAATTGTTATAAGGCATCTTGTGAGGTGTCAGGTAGTAAGAGAGTTATATTAACAAGTGAGGATATTATGAGATCACTGAGAGGGGAGGACACAAAGAAGAAAGAGGACACTAAATTTGTGTTACCTGATTATGTGACAAGAGATTTAAATAAGTACGTTAATGATTTCTTACATAAATATAAGTTAGAGGATACAGAAGTTTTGTATGACGTAAAAGAACATAGAATAGTTTTCCCTATCATCCACGATAATAAAATGGTAGATGCTACTGGAAGAAGTTTAGGAAAGAGATTACCTAAGTGGAAGAGATATGGAAAAAGCGACTTGCCTTATAGTTTTGGCTGTGGTAAGGTCGCTGTGGTTGTTGAAGACTGTGTGAGTGCCTGTGTAATAGGCAATGATGTATATGTTGGGGTCGCTGTGTTGGGTACATCACTATCCGAATCACACAAAAGGTATCTCGCACAGTTTTCAACAGTTGTGGTAGCACTAGACCCTGACGCACTACCTAAGACGCTATCATTTAGTAAAGAATTAAGGAGTTATGTAAGAGAAGTAAAAGTATTAAAATTAATTGATGACTTGAAGTATAGAAACCCTACCGACATTGAAAATTTAACAACACTAGGAGACAACACATGCAATTAACATTAGTAAGAAGTTTAATGGACAAGGCATTCTATGATGAGCATAGAGGTGCTAGGTGTCCAGATAGACTATTTAGTAAAGATGTACGAAAGATAAAACAATCCATAGATCGTGCTATGGAGAGGTACGAGAGGACTGTTACACCTGACGAGATTGAGGCACTGTTCATAGCCAACAATCCCACGCTGACTACTGCACAGAAGGATGCGTACATTAGTTTATTTAAACAGATAAAGAGTGAGACACCTATGGGCAACGATGTGGCACAGGAGGTGTTATCTAAGTTGTTTCAGCAAGTGGTGGGCGAGGACGTAGCCAACTTAGGTTTTGAGTACGTGAATGGCAATCAGACTAGCCTAGAGCCACTGAGGAATATATTGGAGAATTACGGAGATGACTTTACTCCCAATCTAAATGTGGAGTGGGATGACATTGACATAGACACACTGCTATCCAAGAACGACATGGAAGCTCGTTGGTCATTCAACATACCTACACTGACTCGTGTTATTGAGGGAGTGAATGAGGGTCACTTGATTGAGGTGGGTGCTAGGCCGAACACTGGTAAGACTAGCTTTCACGCAAGCATGATAGCAGGAACAGGTGGCTTTGCTAGGCAGGGTGCTAAGTGCATTGTCTTATGTAACGAGGAGGGTAGCCACAGAGTTGGGTTGAGATACCTAACTGCTGCTTCTGGTATGGACAAGTACCAGATCAAGGATAACCCTAGTAAGGCTAGGGATTTGTATGCACCCATTGAGAAGAACATCAGGATTAAGGATGCCACTGGCAAGGACATGTCTTGGGTTGAGAGTGTGTGTAAGTCTTACAGGCCAGATGTAGTTGTACTAGACATGGGAGACAAGTTTGCTAAGACAGGTGGCTTTGCTAGGCAAGATGAGGCTCTCAAGGCCAATGCTGTACACGCTAGGATG